CCAAGCCCGCAGTCACCGTGGCATCGTCAAGCGATCCCGGAGTTGCGGTCGTGAACAGCGGGACGTTCGGCTGGCAACCGACCAACACGCTAACACGGGGCTTGCCGCCCAACTGCACCCAGCCGTAGTAAGCCGAGGCAATGGACACCTGTGCGAAACCAACCGCCTTGGAATTGGCAGAGTTGGTCGTGGTCAGCGGAGCCACCTTGTTGTCAACGGAGACGGTCACAGCCGACCACGTTGCACAAGTTGAGGCCGCCTGCACGTACAGGGCCTGTCCGCCATCGCTCAGGTTGACGACGGTGCCAACGGCAAACGAGGGCGAGGTGTCGGTGTATTCAAGCGACACACCAATCATATTGCTTACAGAAATAGACATTTGTTTGCCCTCTTAGTCAATCAGCACGCCTTGGAACTGAGCGCCCGAGCAGGTCAAGTTACCCGCCCAGCCGATAAGTTTCACAATGGCGTCTTGGTTAACGGCCTGCCGCTCGCCGCCAATCGGCACAAAGTTACGATCTTTGTGCGGGCGGAAGTGCAGGTACTTGGTGTTCAAGAACCACATGTGGTTCGCGTTGCCAGCACCCGAATTGTAGGTGGAGGAACCGATACCACCGTCCAGCACGACGTCAGACGCCATACCGGCACCGTAATACTTGAGCGAGGCAAAGCCTGCGCCAGCCATGCCCGAGCCGGACTCGGTGATGCGCTGGATGGCTTGCAGCGACTGCAAGTAATAACGGTAGTAGTTGTTGTCAGCAACGATCAGGTCAGGCTTGTCGGTGCCACGAACGAGTTGGACGGCCAGAGCGTCCATGTAACCCTGAATCGTGGTGGACGACACAACGCCAGAACCGCTGACCGAGGCATCAAACACCTTCGACTGCCAGAACGACCACACGGCGCGGTTGATGCCGCCGTAGGTTCCGGTGGTCGGGTCATCCGGCACAGCCGCAGCAAGGCCCGTGAGGTTCTTGCCCGCGTTGCCGGTGCCATCGCCGTACAGGTCGCCCGAAATGCGGTTAGCAAGTTGGGCTTCCGCGACTTCCATGCGACCGTCAAGAAGGTCGATGATCGCCTCCTTGCCCGAGTTCTGGATCATCTCCAGACCCGAAATGGTCACGGCGGAAGCGTACTGCGTGATGGAGAACTGCGCCGACGAAATCGGGCTGTTCTGGCCGACGTTCAACACTTCGTATCCCGAATAGGAATTCGTGTTGTTGGTGGTCGGGTCGTTGTACATGATTTCTTGCAAAATCACGTTACCGCCCGAGAACGTCTTGACGTTCCCGCGCTCCTTGAGACGACGCAACAAAGCGTTGTTGTTCGTCACGTTGTCAGCGAGTTCACCGCTACGGCTCTGAATCGTGGTAGCAATGATGTCGCTGATACTTGAGTTGGCAAATGCCATTTTTATGCTCCTATATCAGTGGTTATAAGCGCGACTCGGATTCGGAAAATGCCTCCTCCAAGAGCGCACGACGGTTTGCTGCCTTGGGAGCCGTGTTTACGCCGGGTGTGGCGCTTCTGACACTCACCGCTGCTGCTCTGGCCGCTTTCGCAGCCTTGTTCTGCTCCTTGGCTTGTCGAGCGGCAACTTCAGCCTGTTGGGCCTTGTTGATTTGCTCAAACAAGTCAGGGTTCAGTCGAATAGCCTTTTCATATGCTTCGTCCAGCGTTTCGGCCATGCCACTCTGTAGGAGTTGGATCATGGTCGGGCGGGCTTCTTCAAAATGATCGGCCTTCATACTAAATTGGTTGATTTCACCCAGCAGTTGCTGGTTTTGCTGCATCTCCTGCTGCTGTTTCCAGCCCATTACCTCGCCGCGCACGTTGTTCAACTCGTTTTGGAGTTGCCATACGAGCGGGTCAACTTGCGCTTGCGGCTGCTGCTGTGGCGACTGGCCGCCCGTAGGCAATTGGATGCCGTAGGACTGCGCCAGTTGCATAAATAACTGCATCTTTTGCTGCGGCGGGGCGGTACGCAGCGTGTAGTCGGCTTGCATCAGGGCCGACACCGCCTTTTCGGGCGACAATCCCATGCCTTGAATAGTCGGCAGGTACGGCGCGATGGCTTCCTGCATCGTGTCGGCAAACTGCGCCTTGGAAAGCAGCGGTTCTACCCCTGCCCGCATCTGTTCCTCACGCTGCCATGCGTATTCCTGCATCTTCGGGTCGGCTTTCTGCCAAACCTCGTGGTAATCCTTCTTCCACGACGCGGGAGGACGACGCCATACCGGCGGTTCTGCCTCCGTCTCCGGTGGCTCAACTTGAGTCGCCCGTGGCGCAAACCGGCCCTGTGCGTCACGCCCATCAACCGGCTCGCCCTTTTCGGCTGCCTCTAACCCTTGCTCCAGCATCGCACGACGGTCTGTGACCTCTGCCTGTGGGGCTTCGTCTCGTTCTACTTGCTCGTCCATTAGCCTCTCCTGTGGGGATTGGTGAAATTAGCGTGCTGGCGCAGGTCGCGCAGTATGCGATCCGCTTGCTCATTGGTCAGGCGTGTGTTGACCATGTGCTTGATGCGCTCCAACCGGGTGTCTACCGGCGTTTCGCGCCTTCCGTGTTTGCTCGGGTCTTCGTTGCCGACCTCAATGCAGTTGTTTGCCTTGAGGTGGCGTCGGTGTTCCGAGCGGGAGGTAACCATCTTGCCGTCGATCATGCTTTTGTACGGCACGATGTCAGGCATGACGTAGTGATAACGCCCCTTAGCGTCTTTCTTACGCTCTACAAACTCGCCGTCAATGTAAATGTAGGTGCGTTTCATTGCTCAAACGGTGGCGTTGGCATTGTCTTACCCATCTGGGCAATAACCAGTTTGGTTTGTGCGTCAAGGTCAGCGCGGTAACGGTCAGCAGCCTGCTTTTGTTGCAGTTCGGCAGCCTTGAGGCGTGCCTCAAAGTCCATTTTCTGCTGCTCCATCGCCATCTTGGCTTGGTTCCGCATCTGCTCCATCTGCATCTCATGCTGCATCTTGGCTTGCGTAAGGGCAGATTCCATCTGCATCTTGCTTTGCTCCAACTGGCCCTTTTGCTGCATCTCGGCTTGCTTGCCTTGCTGCTCAGGGTTTTGCTGCTGCATGGCCGCCTGCTGCAATTGCTGCAACGTGGCGTCGATCTGACCCTCAATCGGACGGGCCGCCTTGAACGCCTGCATACCAAAGCGCAGCAGTTCCATCATCATCGGCACCATCTGCGGGCTGGCCTGACCAACCGGCAGGGCTTGAGCAAGGAACCCGCCAAATGCTTGCAAGAACTGCATACGGTCTTGCTTGTTCTGGTTTTCGTCAAGCATCACAAGACTGTCGGCAGCAATGTCCACGCGGAAGTTTCGCAGCGGTTTGTCCTTCAGCAATTCCAGCGCCTGCGGGATCAACTGTTGGTCGGCTGGCGTCATCTGCTGCGCGGCAGCGTAGGCAAGGATGGTCTGGGGCTGGTAATGCAGACACATTACCTGCGCCTTCAAACGGATCAGTTCCGACGCAAAAAGGGCAACGTCCTCTTGCATCGACCGCAGTCTCAATCCGGCGTATTGGCCTTTGATTTGCTGCGCGGTCGCGGTTTCGCTGGCGAACGAGGTGCCACGGATAATGTCCGAGATACCCGTGATTTCGTAGATTTGGGACTTGATGTCTTCCCGGGCGCGGTAGCACTGGATGAGGGCGTTGGCGAGGGTGTCGAGCGGAAGGAGGTCAATGCTGCCTTTAAGGCCGCCCTTCTCGCTAAAAGCCATCCACTTATCAACTGGAATAAGCGCATTGTTGTCGCCCTCGGTCATCAGTCGTTGCAGGGCAGGTTGGCTAGCGTCGTATACGCCACGCACGCGCAGCGCCTTCACCAATCCGTCAATGCGGTCGGACAGAATGTCCAACTCCATCGCCTGATCTTGGTACAGCAGGAAGTCCGGCACCGGCACAAGCGTGTCGCTGGTCGTCGTCGCGTAAAGCGGCTTCGGGCAGGGAAAAAACCCTTCAATCCCGAGCGGGTCATCGCGGACGTCGATCATCTGCGGCATACCCTTGCAGAACCAGTAGACCTTTTGGGTTTCCTTGTCCCACAGTTCACAAATCTTCGCACGGTTATACGTGCGCTTGGCCTCGTTATAGGCGTTCAGCGGCTCCGGCCCTTGGTCGAGGGGTATCTTGCGGGCCATTTCGTCGCCAAAGCGTTCTGCGAGCGCCTCACGGGTCATGTACACCCAGCGCCACACGCAGGTGACTTCTTCCCATGTGCGGGCTTGTGAGTGTCCGAAATCGCGCCAATGGATGTAATCCACCGGGGCGCACTCGTATTCGATCTGCTCAAGGTTCGGCGGCGCACCCTCACCCTGTTCGATGGCCGAGGTGATGGACACGCCATCATCCTCAATGCCAATGGGGGCAACGTGCGGCTCGTACCGCACCCACGCCGTACCGCGACCGCCGAGGAACCGATCCTCAACGTCGTACTTCATCGTCGAGCGGAAGTCGGGGTAATGCTCAATCTCAAAGTCGATGGCGCGTTCCAGCAACTGCGAGGCTACGCGGCCCACGGGGTCGTTATCGCCAAAGCGACGGCTGATGTCAGCCTTCGGCAGTTTGGCGTAAACGGCAGGGGTTAGCGTCTGGACGTTTGACCACAGAATGTTGAAACGGGCGGCTTCGTTGCCACCCTGCCCACGGCTGTCATCCCGGTACCGCTTAACGATCTTCTTGGTACGCGCCTGCCATTTGGCAAACTCGTTGTCATACTGACCGATAATTCGGAGGTACTTTTCCAGTTCTGGTTGCAGTATGCCGTCCATTATCGTCCCGTCCGTAAGGCTTCACGTTCATGCAAAAGGGTTGCTGCCGCGTCAGAAGCGCCGCGTGTTGCATATTTTCCTAAATGCTTGCCCGTGCGTTTGTAATACTCCAACGCTTGCCGCTCGGCTTCTTCCGCTGATGGCGGCAGTTTGCCTTCAACCACGGTCGGCAACACAACTTCTTTGCCGTCCTCGGTAATCCCCATGCTCCGAACGGTGCTAATACCGCCTTCGCCGGGTATGCGGTTCTGCACTTGCGGCAAGTTGCTTACATCAATGTTGCGCCCTTCAACAACGTAAGGCACGCCCATTGCCTGCCCTGCTTCCATTTGCTGAAGCAGCAGTTTTGCAAGTTTGCTGCGATTTGATGCCATTAGGCCGTGAAGAATCCGACAGCCATGACGGCAAGCCCTGCGCCGGTCGTGATCTTCCACGGGCCGCTGGCAGAGGCAGCGTTGATCTCAAGGCTGTAAACACCAACCGGGGTGTTCGCAGCCATCGTCAACACCGTTGTGCTGTTATCCAACACGCTTAACGTGCTGGTGCCAGTCGTCGTGACCGTCACCACAATGCGATGGAGGTAGTCGCCTACGGCACCTGTGCCACCAAGTACCTGTGCGGTCTGCGAGGCGGCCACCGTTTCATAGGGGTAACGATTCGGGCTGACAATGCTCATATCCGTGCTCTCCTGCTAACGGTACGGTCGTGAACCGACCACATATCGTTCAACGTGACTGTGTTTTCCGGCCCCACCATCAGCGGCTTGACCTCTGGCGCTGGGGGCTTGTCAGCGACTTCAGACCATGATACCGCAACCATACGGAAGGCGTCACTAGGGTGTGATGTCCAGTCGTGGCGCGGGGATTGCCGGTATGCCTTCTTGTCTTCGTCGTATTCGCGCTGGTACTGCCGCAGCGCCTCAATGCCATCACTGCACTTGGTTGCGTCAAACCACACCCGGGGCAGCATCATGCGTACCGCTTGGATGCCCGACTGCACGCCAATGTCGGGGACAACGGCCAGTTTGGCAATATCCAGTTGCGCGGCCAATTGCTCAATGATGCTCTTGCCAGTCTGTAGGCTCTTGGCCCGAGCGTCATGCGGTAGGTAGTGCTTGGCGTAACGGTAGGGCTTCTTCGTCACGACGTCCGCAATTGTGTGGATGTCCTCGCCCGAGACGGCATAGAAGTCGATCACGCGGATTTCGCCGCGGGTTACTTGGTAGAACCATATTGCCGTGTCGTCTCTCCACCCCAAGTCCCATGCGGTGTATACGGGCATACCGGGGTCATACGGCACGTTGGTGATGCGGCCTTGGTCGTTAGCCTCGCGCATTTCCTTACCAAAAAAAGCGCCGAGAATCGCAGCCTCAAAACTGCACTCGTATTCCTGTAGATACTGATCCTCGGCCAACTGCGCTTTGGCGGCTGCTAGTTCAGTCGCCGGTAATAACCCGCTGCTGGAGGCAGGCAAACGCAACAGGAACCATTCTTGCGGCAAGCGTTGTGCGGTGTCGTAGATTTCCCAGAACTGGTTTTTGCCCTTCGGTGTACCGCCGAAAACGCACCAACCCTGCTTGTCCGAGAGGGACGCTCTTAATACGTTACCGAATACGCTCGGCTTGAAGTCGCCGTACTCGTCAAGGTACAGCCCCGAAAAGCCTAACCCGCGCATGGCGTCAGCATTATCAGCACCGAACAAGCGAATCTGACTACCGTTGATTAGCGTGATGGTCAGTTCTTGTTCGTTGATGCTTTGGATGATTGGGTGTGCGCCGTCCTTGAAGTATTGCCATGCCACGGCCTTTGCCTGACTGCGATAGGGGGCAACGTAGCCAAATAGTCCATAAGGCTGCTGGTACATCGCAGCAGCGCGGATCATGTCGTTCACGGCGGCGACGGTCTTACCTGCGCGGCGGTGTGCGACGAGACAAGCCCAGCGTTTAGTGCGCTCATGGAACGGCATGAACGCCTTGCGTGGGCGGTAGGGGAGGATTATTCGGGAGCCATCCATCCGATCTGTACCTTGACCGGGCCGTTGTCCTTGCCTGTGATCTCTTGGCGAGCAAGTTTGGGAACGTGGTATTCCAGCAACGTGCTAAAGCACTCAAAGGCAGCCTGTGGCCCCTTCTCCGCAGCGATCTCGTCTAGCCACCCTTGGAGACGGTCTGCATTGCCGTCCACAAACGCTGCAATAGCCTCTCTGGCCGCCTGCGTGGACTTATTGGGCAATCCCTTGGGCCTACCCGGCCCGCCTTTCTGACCCTTTTTAAAAGCACCTGCGTTCATGTCATTCACGCTTCAGTATCTTGACCTTCTTTTCTTCGCCGGGGAACACGACGAAGTTACGAGTCCCGCTGCCGCCTTGGCCTCGGCTGCCTGCGTCTAGGTATCGGATGCCGGGGATGCCCATGCGCTTCATCACTTCTGACGCTAAAGGAGAAGCCTCCATAAACATTGCTTGATCGCCAAGGTTCATTCGTTTTGCAAAATCAATAACTTTTGGTTTGCCTTGCTCTAGTCCTCTATAAATAGCCTTAAACAACGCCATGCCATTCGCGCCGCTTTCTCCAAATCCACCGTACTCCATATCTAATGCTTTTACGGCTTGTGCGAACTGACGAGGGCCATCATCGTTAGGACGTAAATATCCCAGTTCTTTCAAAATTGGAGTTGCAAGTTCGCGTTGCTCACTTAACGGCTTATCCCAATCCAGCATCCGATCTACCATTTCGTCGGGTAGGTCGGCGGTGTAAAAACTGCCTTTTGGCTTAATTGTTTGCAAAACTGGCCTTTCGCCAGCATCTAACAACTTTAATGCTTGTTTTGCTGAATCTGCAACAGACTTTGATCCGCCCGGTCTTGTTAATGCAGTTAAAGAATCACGAGCATTATCTATATTATTTGACTCTTCGCTTAACACGCGAGCAAGCAAATGATTAGGTATTGAAGAATCAAGCAACTGCCCATCAACGTAATCATCAGAGTGCGTTAAAGCAGTTTGGTAACTTTTCGCAACGCCCGGGCTTTCGGCAAGGTAAATGCCATGCCCATACGCCTGTGCGCCCTCACCTGTGCCGATTTTGCTGGCGTCAAATTCCTCAAAGCGGTGCGGGCTGCCGTGGTAAACGTCAATTTCGGCCATTGGCGGCTTGCCGCGCATCGGGCCGAGCATCTCGCCTACCACTTCGCCTGCGCCTAACGGGCCGCTCATGGCTTTGTCGGCGGTATAGCGCAATGCGTCAGCAAGTACGGACGGGTCGCGCACAATGCCTTTAACGCCCTCGTATGCGCCTTTAACCGTGCCTACGGGGTCGGTGATCAGCCCCTTCACGCCTTCCATCTGGTTGACGATGCCTTGACCGATGCCCGATGACAGGTTCTCAAGGTCGGTTCGTAAGTCGCTGCGAGCCGGTCGGGCAGGCGGCAGGTTGTCCGTCGTGGGGACGGATTCCATCATGCGCCGTCGTTGCTGCTCGTAAGCGAGTGCTGCGGCTAGGCGTTGACGGTCAGCAGCCATTACTTGTTCCTGCTGCTAATGGCTTTAGCCTTGGCTCGGGCGTCCTCCTTGCTAGAGGCTCCCCATGCCTTGAGTGCGAGGGCTAGGCGTGTGGGCTTACCGTCCTTTGCCATTGGCCCCGGCATATTGCCCATACGGGCCAAGAACGAGGCTCGGCGTGGGTTGTCGCCCGACTTCACAGGGGGCTTCAGTGTCCCGCCCGTCTCACGCTTATACGAGGCACGGCCCTTGGCGTTCAGTCCGCCCTTGGCATTTTGCCCCTCTTTGCGTGTCCAAGCCGCGCTCATTTATTTTCTTTCTTGACCGTCTTGGCGCTCTCACGAAACGCCTTGGCTGTCGGTGCGCCGGGTTCACCGGGCTTACGCATACGCTCGCCACTGCCCGCCTTGATGCGCTCTTGTTTGGCGAGAATATTGGCATAGAGACCGGGTTTGTTCATTTGAACCGCTCCAATTTGTACAGCAGGGCGGCAATTTCGCCCACGATTTCGTCGATAATGTTCTGCAAATCGGTGTCTTTGGGCAGGTCTTTGCGGATGCCCTTGACGAACGTCAGCAGGCTGTTGGCGTACTTGGCCGCATCGGTCTGTACCTTAAACCCTTCAGGGTAGTCGGCCAGCGGGATGATCCCGTAGTGGCCTTGATAGGCTTCCGCGTACTTATCGGCCAAGTCCACGATGTTTTGGTAGTAATGCCCGAGTGCCTTGTGGGCGGCATAACTGGCCGTCTGCAAATGCAGAAAATGCGTGGCCGTGCTGCTGTGTAGCAATACGCCTACAAATTCGGCGGCGTCTTTGTGGCTCATTGCGGCGTTAGCCTCAAGGTGGGCAGGATTATTGCAGTCGTAGCATCCCCTACCGCGTATCGCTCTGTCAATACTCGCTCAGGCGGGTATACGAGGATGCGCTTGGTCAAGTCAAATTGCATGGCGTTCCATACCCCCTTCTCCACGCCCTCAAAGTCGTCAAGCGTAATGATTGTCTCGGGGGTACACAGCCGAACGAGGTGTTCCCGGTCATCCGCCTGTAGCCGCCCGTCAAGGTGCAGCAGGTCGATCTTGCCGTCTAGTTTGGCAAGCATCTCGGTGCTGCTTGTGTGGTACTGGGTGATCTTGGTTGCAATCGGGAGTTTGAAATCGTGCGTCATGTCGCAGGTATGGACGTCAGCGCCCAGCCGCGACAGCACAAACGTCGATTTGCCAATGTACGTACCGACCTCGGCTACGGTCTTGGGCCGGAAGTAGCGTATAACCGCCCATAAGGCGATTAGGGAGGCGTGGTTGGTGCTACCAGTACGTCGGGCAGGGTCTAACTTCTCAAGGTCTTCGATAACGTGCCACGGCAGGTCAGGCAAGTCGGCAAATAGGGTGTCCCAGATAGCCCGTGAGAGTCGCCTTCGGTTCAAGTTCAGCATATAGTTTCCCTATGTTTGTATTTTTTCATGTAGGCGAGGACATCGCCCAGCCCACCGCGATGGTGTTTTCCATCCGCGACCACAACCCCGACGCGACCATCATTCAGGTCAGCGACAAAAACACCCCGCCCGTGCCGGGTGTCTCGCGGGTGTTCGTGACCGAGGGCAACCGGCAGTTTCTGATGCAATGGCGTACCAATGCCTTTGCGGAACTTGGGCTGACTGAACCTGCCATGTACATGGATACCGACATGATCGTGCGGCACCCCATCGACCCTGCCGCGATCTTGCGCGGAACCGTTGCGATGACCCGGCGTGACTTTAACCGCGAGGCGATCTTTAACATCCGCCAGCGCGGTCAGGATTACTCGGAATACGAGGGTAAGACGCTGGATGAAATCTACCCGTTCGTCGGCTGCTGCACGATCACGGCGGATTGGGGCGTGTGGGCCGACCTTGCGGAAATGTACAACGCCCTGCCCGACAAGTTCCGGGTCTGGTACGGCGACCAAGAGGTTTTGCGAGAGTACGCCAAACGTGCCGCCGTACAACACTTGCCAGAAGCGCACTACGCTTGCTTGCCTGAGTACCTTGCCCAATACCCCGACCCGGCCATCGTCCATTACAAGGGTCACCGCAAACTGCTCATGTTTAGCGATACTGCTCGGGCTTGATCGCGGCTAGATACCGTTCCATTAACTCCCTGACGGTTTCCTCGGGGTCACGGGCGACGTAGAACTCTTGTCGTGGCTCAAAGATGGCGGCAAACCGCTCTTGGCTAGGACGTAGTTTCCCCTTCTCGACCTTGATTTCCACCCAGCATATCCACGGTGTTCCGTCCGGTAGGTCTCGCACCACGAGCCGATCCGGTACGCCGCCGTTTGAGGCGTAGTCGAGGACGACGAACCCGGCGGCTGTCAACGCCTGACCGATTAGACCATCGTTCGCGTCCCGCCTCGCTCGGTATCTCATCCCGTGCCTCGTTGATGCAGCGGCCTAACCATATTTGCCACCATACCCGATTGATTTTTTTAAGCGGAGGCACGCGCACGTAGCCGCTCCGCGCCTTTTTCCCCAAACAGCGACCTAACCAAGCCTCGCAGCGACGGATCGCCCCAAACGGCTTTTGCGTCAGCGTCACGCACTAACAAGCCAACTTGGTCGCGCAGCCATTCAATGCGTTCCTCGTGCTGCGGTTCGTCCTGTCTAACCATATAACGGCCATGCAAAGCATCCGCGAGTTTGAGTTTACCGAGGGGTGTTGGCACCACAAACTTGTCCCAATGCCACGCGCTTTGCTTGTTGTAACCCTCGTACCGCTGGTTTTCGGCAGCAATTTGCTCGGCGGATTTGACGGGTTTTTCACCCGGTGCAGGTTTAGCGCGTTGAAGGTCAAACAGACCCTGCCACTGGTTACTGATGGATTGATTGACCACCGCATCTTGGTCAGCGCCGTACTTGACCAGTTTCATCTGCATGGCGTGTTCGCTGGCAGGTTTGATCGGTTTGCGTATCGCTGTCCGGTAGGCTTTCCACCTATCCCATGCTGACGTGTCTAATCCTTCCATCATGCTGTTGGACTCCAATTGCCGTGAGCCTTTTTTATACCCACGATTTTCAAGATATCACTAAAATTTTGACCTTGTTGCAGGCCATATTGTTCGCGCATTTTGACTTTGCGAACCTCCCACGTATCGGCATCTGCAATGGTTTGCAACGCGGCAGCCATTGCTGTTTCGTCGTAATTCGGAACGCGCAATACAATAATTCCGCTGCGATAAAAATTGTACTGATCGCGAGCGGCATCATAATTCTTGTCATGTGTCAAACCGTCAATTTCAACCGCTATGCCTAATTTGTGGCACCAGAAGTCAAACAACCGACAACCCCAAATTGTTTGCGTGTTCCATTTATGTTCTGTGAATTTTAGTTTTTGTTTTGCCCACAGTTCTGCCTCAACAATTTTGCTTTTGTTTTGTTTTTGCCTTTCTCTCATGTACTCGGCTTGGTCACTTCGTACTATCCATCTCATGGCATTACCCCTAATGCTCGGAAGCCCGGGAATGACCCCCCTACCCCCCTTAAATCGGAAGGTAGTGAGGTCATGCCTAAATGCCCGTATAGCCACGGTTGTTTAGACCCGCTGGACTTTGGTAAGCGATGCCCAGCCCGCCCAAATAGGCGGCCCTTCGCCAACAGATTTGCCCCATGTTGAGGGGGCGCGTGGTGGGGTGTTTGACACGGCTAGAACAGCGGTGTACATTTTCCATCACGCGAATGTAGCCCTTTCAGCGTAAGGCAGCCCCCCTGCCGCGTCAACCCCCTTAATTGGGGGTTTGTCGTTTCTGGCCTCGAGTAAACGCATTACCGGCCCTTTGGGGGCTTTACCTGCCCTGCCTTGGCCTGCCACAGCCTCGCAGCCGGGATCGTCCCAGCCTTCAGCCATTGGCTCACAGCGCCCTTGGTCACGCCAAACGCCTGCGCTACAGCCTGCTGGCTACCGTATCGTTTGATAAGTTTCTGTATGTCCATGACGCGGACTATAGCGGCCTAAACTTTTTTCGTCTAGGGTGTTGACATCGGCGTATAGGTTGCTAAACTGGCCTTGTTGACAGACACAACCGCTACCACAAACAGGAGCCACCATGTACACCTTTGAAACCCAAATCTACGCCCTCGGCGTTTACTGGCAGGCCGAGGTCGAATACAACCTTGACGCAGGCGTTGATGTCACCGACGTCTGGCTGCTCGGCTGCTACCCAGAGGGCTGCGAGTCCACCCGCGCCGTTGATCGCAACGATTACGACCCGTACCGCGTTCGCGCCGACATCGGCTATTTCTCGGACGCCGAGTATCAGGAAATCCTGCGCCGCTGCGAACTTGATTTCGCGAAGCAACGCGCCATTGCCGAGGAAGCAATGTATGAATAAGCAGCCATCCCTTTGGCCTGTTGCCATCCTGCTCATCGTGATCTACGCGCTCGCCTGCATTGTCGAACCGTGTGACGGACACAGTTGTGACGCGGAGGTGGTCGATGGACGCTGAACCGTGGGGCAACGATGACGCTTCTTGGTGGCACCAGTTGGATTTGGAAATGCAGGAGCGTGAGGAAGAAGAACGCATTGACGCCTGCAATAGCGCATTGGCCGAACTGAAGGAATACAACCATGAGTGAACTGTTAAAGATCAACGTCAACGATCACACCGAGCGCAAAGGCAACCTGACGTACCTTTCATGGGCGTGGGCATGGGCCGAGGTGTTGAAGATTGACCCGGCTGCCCGTTACACGGTGCATGAGTGGGCCGACATGCCGGTGTGCTACCTGCGCAACGGCACCGCGATGGTCAAGGTCAGCGTTGAAATCAAGGGCGACATCAAGACTTGCCTGCTGCCGGTGATGGACAACCGTAACCGCAGCATTGCTGACCCCGACTCGTTTGCGGTTAACACCGCGATCATGCGTTGCCTGACCAAGTGCATCGCCCTTTTTGGGTTGGGGCTGTACATATTTGCCGGTGAGGATTTGCCCGAGGGGGGCGAGAAGCCCGAACCAGACCCCGAGGTGCTGGCACAGATTGCTGCGTGCGCTGACGTTGCCGCCCTGACCGCGCTGTTTAAGTCGCTGCCGGTGGATGCCCGCCAGTTGCACATGGACGCTTTCACGACCCGTAAGAAGGAGTTGACATGAACGCTTTATTCAACAAAGCAGTTGTTATTTTGCAAGCCATGCCCGCCGTCAAGTTTGTAATTGTGTTGCCTGACGGCACAACGATTACGCAGGGCGATTTGCAGTTAGAAAAAGCAAAACAGAGAACCCGCAATTTGAAGTACCCAATAGGGAGCGTATGCCAGTATTACAAGCCATACGTTGCAGATTTGCAGGTAGGGCAAATGGTTGAAATTCCTTTTGACAAATTTGACCCCGAACCTTTGCGAAGCGGTATCGCCTCTTATTGCAGCAAACTGTGGGGCAACGGTTCTGCGATGACCGCAATAAACCGTGGCAAACAATGCGTTGAATTGTTGAGGATTGTTTGATGGAGCAGCGCACCGACGATTGGTATGCCGCCCGGCTCGGCAAGGTCACAGCCTCCCGCGTGGCTGACGTGATCGCCAAGACCAAGACCGGCTACAGCGCGTCACGCGAAAACTACATGGCCGACCTAATCGTGGAACGGTTGACCGGCCAGAAGGCCAGCACGTTCACGAACGCGGCAATGGAGCGTGGCGTAGAGCAAGAGCCACACGCTCGGGCCGCCTATAGCGCCCGTACAGGCGAGTTAGTCGAGGAGGTGGGCTTTATTGACCACCCGGCCATACCGATGGCTGGTGCGTCCCCAGACGGGCTGGTAGCCGAGGGATTGGTGGAGTTCAAATGCCCCAACACGTCCACCCACCTCGACACGCTGCTGGCCGATGAGGTGCCAACCAAGTACGTCACCCAGATGCAGTGGCAAATGGCTTGCACCGGGCGACCGTGGTGCGATTTTGTTTCGTTTGATGATCGGCTGCCAGCGCATCTGCAGATGTTTGTTAAGCGCGTGCAGCGTGACGACAAGCGCATCGCGGAACTGGAAGCCGAGGTTTGTAAATTTTTGGCTGAAGTTGACGAGAAAGTAACCAAACTACAGGAGTTAGACCGTGAATGAAGGTAACTACGACCCGAACATGAAGGGCGTGCTGTTCAAGAATGACAAGCAAGGCAACGACAAGCGCCCCGACTATCGCGGGTCATGCGTGATTGACAACGTGGACATGAACATTTCGGCGTGGATCAAGGCGAGCAAAAAAACCGGTGACAAGTTCATGTCGTTGAAGTTTGAGGCCAAGCGTGCAGCGCCGCCTAAGCCGAAAGCCGCCCCCACCATGACCGAGGGAAATTGGGATGACCTTGACACCCCCTTTTGAATGGCCCGTCTTTATTGGCTTCGACAGCCGTGAGGATATTGCCTATCGCGTTGCGCGGCGCTCGCTTGAGCGTCACGCACGCAACCCCCTGTACGTCCAGCCGATAGAGCAACGCTATCTGAGAGCGACCGGGGTGTTTTGGCGGCCCGATGACCCAACGGCCTCAACCGAGTTTAGTTTTACCCGGTTTTTGGTGCCGTATTTGTGCGACTTTGAGGGTTGGGCGATCTTTTTTGACTGCGATTTTTTGGTTCGCGGCGATCTGACGCAACTTGGAAAGTACATTGATGACAGCAAAGCAGTGTTTTGCGTACACCACGACTACCGCCCGCCCGAAACGGTCAAAATGGACGGCAAGGCGCAGCATCAGTACCCACGCAAAAATTGGTCGTCATTTATGCTCATCAACTGCGGCCATCCATCATCACGCAAGTTGACACCAGAACTTGTCAGCACCGCAAGCGGCAAGTATTTGCACCAGTTTGAGTGGTGCGCCGATAGCGAGATTGGCGAATTGCCGATGACGTACAACTACCTTGAGGGTTGGCACACCAAAGAGCAGGAACCCAACCCGGTGTGCGTACACATGACCCGTGGCGGCCCGTGGTTTGCCGGCTACGAGAACGTTGAATATGCAGATGAGTGGCGGGCCTACACTTGAAGCGCATATTTCCAACTGGCACGCCTGTCGAGCAGGTGCTGAAGGCTGTGGAGGTCATGTACCGCAGCCTCCCGCAGAAACCCTTTGCGGTGACCGTGGAGGTATGGAAGAAGCCGCGCACCAACCAGCAAAACGCTTACCTGTGGGGCGTTGTTTACCCCGCCGTTATTGAGGGCGGTGGGGAGGCGCTAGGCGGTTGGACGCGGGATGATTTACACGACTATTTTCTGGGCGAGTGCTTTGGCTGGGAGACGTTGGAAGGCTTTGGGCGTAAGCGACTGCGGCCGCTCAAGCGATCCTCCACGCTGAACAAACAAGAATTCACCGACTACCTGATGTTCATAGAAGCCAAGTGCGCCGAAATGGGCATCGTGATACCACAACCTTACGAGGGCGAAACATGACACAGACAGAAATGCTTTTCGGCTCCACACTTGGTCAAATCTTGCGCGATGAAGGCATGGCGCAGGTGCAGGACAATGCGGGCGAGTGGCGTGATTTGACACGCCAGCGTGCCGATGAATGGATTAACTCTATGCCAGCGGGCACGGTATTTACGGGCGAGGATATACGCCTTGACCTGCAGGACGCGGGGCTGGAAGAACCGCACCACCCGAACGCATGGAGTGCCGTAATTGGCGGGCGTATCCGCGTGTGGCTGCGGACTAACCGCATCCAGATGGACGGCTGGAAAACGGGCGCTGACCCCAAGGCGCACGCCCGTCGCATGATTGCGTACCGGGTCGTATGAGCCTGCGCAAAGAGGCCAAGGGGCGTGGTTGCATGGTGCGACTGCCCAACATCTGCAACTTCAACAGCGAAACGGTGGTGCTGGCACACGTCCGCATTGCAGGCGTCAGCGGCATGGGGCTGAAGGCACCCGATCTGCTTGGCGCGTGGGCGTGTAGCGCCTGCCACGACGCCATCGACCGCCGATCACACGCTGATCTTGATCGTGACTATGTGCGGCTCGCACACTTTGAAGGAATGGCACGCACCATCATGCAATTGCACAAGGAGGGGCTGATATGACCCGCGACGACATCATCCACATGGCGAGAAAGGCCAATCTGCATGAACGCACTAAGGTTTTCAATGGATACATTGTAAATATCCCAAACCTAGAAAACCTTGAACGCTTCGCCGCCCTCGTTG